TTTGCTGTTCGCTTTCATCATCTTCGGATGCTCCTTTTTGATTCCAAATTCCAGCATGATTTAAATACTCTTTACAAACTTCAGTTGAAATTTTACCTCTTAATCCATAACCTGAATCACATACAACCCAACGATGATTTCTAAACTCATACCATAAATTATTTTTTATTGAAACACAAACATAATCATATTTAAACATAAAGTAAACAACTTGTGCGATATCATGATGTGTCTCATTTTTACTTTTAAATACTAAATTATTCAAATCCTTTTTTATAATTAACTTATATTGTTCTATATTATCCTGTTTAGCCCACATATATAATGTACCTATTCCTAAACCATCGTCTTTCATATAATTCCATATTTTTTCACATTCACCTTCTGTAAATTTTGAAGATTTTTTACTAAATTCTACCCATGCATCAATTAATCTATGATCAATATTTCTTAAACACCAACCAACACGAATCCAATCAATATAAACTTCTGCTCTTGCGGGGGATAATATTTCAACAAGTTTACTTACATATTCTATATTTTCACATAAATTTTTTTTATTATTTTGTGTAGATTGAAGAATTTCAGCACCCATTAATTTCATTTTTTTCTTTTTTTGCTTCTCTTGTTCTAATATTATTATTTCATTTTCTTTTTCAATTTTTATTAAAGAATTGTCATATTTATTTCTTATCGATAATAATTCGATATAATCAGCATCTTCATTTATTTTCTGTTCAATCAAGTCGTTATTTGACTTTGAACACCTTAAAATTTTTGTTATTTTATATTTTTCACAATTCGGTTTTTTACTTCCATACATTTGCCAATTATTCCTCTCAATTACAGCTTCATCAAAAACATCTTCATAACTATTTTTAAGCTTTAAATTTCCTAAAACCGAATCACATTCTTCTAAAATCTTCTTTCTAATTAAAAGCTGAACAATAGGTTTTGTCACTATATCTGGAATTACAATATGTAATCCATCTTTTACAATCTCTTTATCGGTAGCAATTACTGGAGAAGGCTTTTGCATTACATAAATATCGAAATCTTTCTCTATTTCAATATACTCTTTTATGTATTTCACATACAAGTTTACAATATTTAAAATATCATTATCACAATAAGATCTTTCTAATTTTACTGTCTTTTCAAAACGAAAATCTAAATCAATTAAAAATGGACTAATATCACGATGTTTTTCTGTTAAATATAAGTCATCATTTTTTTTTACTCCATTTCTATATATTTTATAGAAATCTTCCATCTTCTCTGAAGGGATATAGAATGAACCTATCGGTTTTAGCATGCTTGTATGCGTAAAATCACTCCCTTTTTGTACTTGATACTGAAGCAAGAAGGAACATGCATCACCATTTTTATAATCCATTATATTTAATAACATAAAACTTTTTTAACTAGTTTTCATTTTCAATTTTTTTAAAAAACTATTTAAAGACATCGTAATAGGTAAATGCAATTAAAAATGAATAATTATGATGTAAAAGAGGATTTATATTTAAATTTATTAATTAATTCTAAAAAAATATCTCAAAAAGAATCTAATCAACCCACTGAATCCTATAATAAATTAAATAAAATATTTAATAAATATGAAAATTCTATTTTAAAAAATAAAATTATTTTATTAAATTTTGATAAATTTATTTTATTTTTTGATGATACTATTAAAAATTCTGTAGACTCTTTCTGTAAACATATTACAGATAAATTAGATTAAATAAACTTACCGGGTTGACGAAGTCAAGTTCGCTTCGCTCACAAACCCAATAAACCTATGAAATGTGAGCGAAGCGAACTTGACGAAGTCAACCCGGTAAGTTTGTTTTAGGGTGTTTATTTTTTTGTAAACTTTTTAAAAAAAAATTTAAATAATTAAATAACATAATGATGAAAGATGAAAAATATCAAACTGAAAATTTACATTGCTCACCATATAATCAACTTAAATATGGTGAAAAAGAAGGTACTTGTTATTCACAAAAAGATTTAGTTAGTATTGCTAAAGAATATAATAAACTTTCTGATCAAAAAATTAATATTCATCAGCCAAAAAAAGAATTACATGCTAATCTCGAGCAAGCATTTCAAACTGTTTGTAATAATAATGAATTATGTTGGGTAAATAATGATATTATCAAAAGTCAACATCTTAAAACTAAAATTAAAACTAATTTTCGTCCATTAAAACCAACTGAATGGTATAATAATAATAAAACATGGTTAAACACTTATGATATTTTATTAGTATTAGAACAATACGAAAAATTATACAAAGATTTTAAAATGATTGGAGTATACCCTATTGACTTCGCAAAAAATGATCAATATGGTAATTGTATCGGTGATATTTTATGTAATTTTAATATTAATACATCATTACCACCAAAGAAAAAACAATTTGGAATTGTATTAAATTTAGATTATCATAATGAACCTGGATCTCACTGGGTTTCTTTATATTGTAATCTTAATCCTAAAAAAGAAAATTATGGAATTTACTATTATGATTCCGTCGCTAATTCTCCACCAAAAGAAGTTATTCAATTTATGAATTTAGTTAAAGATCAAGTCAATGATCCGAAATTTCAAGTCAAAAATAACAAAATTCAAAAGCAATTTGACAATTATGATTGTGGTATGTTCTCTATTATATTCGCAACTCAAATGTTAAAAAAAGTACCTTTCGATTTTATTTGTAAACATATGCGAACTGATGCTGATATTAATAAAATACGAGACGTTATTTATCATCCTTCCAAATGATTTAAACTTTTTAGAAAAAAGTTTGCAAAAATTAAAAATCATAAAGTTAATGTATGATATACTGATATTAAAGTTAAGTTATGGGCCAAGAACTTTTATTATTGTCGTTTTGCTAAAAATTGATAATAATAAAATTCTTGGCACAAAATATTATAATAAAAAAAATTATATGGCTAGCCTTTTATTTAAAAGGATCATACCAAACAGGTAAAATATGTTCAAGCTCCAGAAATAAACGCTTGATTTATCATTTTTTAGCAAAACGACATTATAAAAAAGTTCTTGGCTCAAAGATTAAAATATTGGGAAATTCTCTGAAATATTTACATCTGCATTTTCGCAAGTGTTTCTCGTAATTCTAGAATATAAGATTCATTTTCACCATTTTTTTCTTCTTTTTCAATTTCGAGTTGAAGCAAATTAATTAATTCATTTTTATGATCAGCAGAATAATATCCTATAGGATCTATAGAACATACAGATTCACAATCTTCTTCATATTCTTTATTTTCTATATATTTATAATCTTCTTCATATTTTTCAATATTTTTTTTTAATTCTTCGAGATTTAAAACCTCATTATCTTTAACTAAAACTTTATTAGTTATTAAATCAATTTTAATATAATTAATTTCATTTGCAGAATTAGTATATGGAATTGAAATATAACTTAAAAGTGGCATTTTTAGTTTTTTAATGTTTAATAATGATTATAATTAAATTTTAAATAGTATTCAATTTTTTTATTTATTTTGTTTATTTAATTTATTTAATTTATTTTGTTTTAGCACCTAAAGTTGTTTTCCACCATAATAATGCTAGAGTAGCACCAATTAATTGTGCGATAACATAACCAATAAATGTAGGGATAGCGATATCACCCTTGAGTAACATCATGAATGATACACCTGGGTTAAAATGTCCTCCACTAATTTTACCGAAAGCATAAATAGCTGCAAGAAGACCTACTACAATAGGAATAGGTTCTCCCATACTAAGAATACATGAAAAGAAGATTACAGTTCCAACACATTCAGATAATAGAGCAGATAACATTGTTTTATATAATATAATATTATTTTTTTAATTTTATTATAATTTATTTTTTAAAATTATTTTTTATAATGTATATTTATTTTTTAGAAAAAATGTTTAAATCAGAAAATTTATTTAAATCTGTAAGTTCTATAGGTTCTTGATAATAAATCATCTTATCCAACAAAGTTTCTCTTTCTTTAATTTTATTTTCAAATAGATTACTAGTATTCTCTAGATCTTTATGTTTAAACCATGTTTTTTTATCCTGAAGTCTTTTTTCTTCAATTTCATCAAGATTTAATTTAGAGGGTTCTTTTGGTATAATTCCGAAATAATAATAAGCATCACTAAATCTCTTTTTTTGTAATTTAAATTCTATAAAATATCCGGCTAATCTTTTTTTAAATGATGTTGCATCATTTAAGGGTATACCCATATGATTTGTAATTTCTTTATATAAATCATTTGCTTTCATTCGTTTATCTTGATTAGATGAAAGAGTATAATGCCAATCTATAATTTGTTTGACCATTTTTTTTTCTTTATTTGTTCCGGAATCAATTGAAATAATAGGGAATTCAATATTATATAAATTTTTAAATGCATCATTTTTCTTTCTGACTTCTTCAATATTTATAAATGAAATTTTATTAAAATATTTAATTAAATTATTTTTATTTTCCTCATTTAATTCAGAATTAGGGTAGGTAAAAACAATTTTAAATTCAGGGAAAACTCTAAATATATTATCAGGGTAGTAAATTTGTTCTGAATCTGTAACAATAGCGATATTATATAATTCATTAAATATAATCAATGTAAATTTATTAAAAATAAGAGATGGTGTAGGGAGTAAATCTTGAAATGTTAATGATGTACCTTTTGTACCTAAAATATTAAAAGTGAGTTCATCGTATTTTGATATTTTAGTTGTATTATATTGTAATTTTTCCCAAAAAGCTTTTATTTTATAAAAATCAGCAGCAATTTGTATATCAGATTTAAGTTTTTGTATAACCCCCTCGGCCACTACGTGGCGTTCGCTTAAACTTACCGGGTTGACTTCGTCAAGTTCGCTTCGCTCACACTTCATATGTTTCTGGGTTTGTGAGCGAAGCGAACTTGACGAAGTCAACCCGGTAATATTATTTTTTTCATCAGCGACTATCTCAGGAGATTCATTTGTATCGTTGTTGTTATAGGATATAATTCTACCAATATTTTGTAATATAAAATCTATTGTATCTTGATTATTAATATTAATATCTGTAACAATTTCGTTAATATTTACATCCATTAAAGAATATAATTTAATTCCATCCTGATAGCCATTATTTAATGTTGTTTTTGGAGCTAAAATATAATAATCACCTGTATCTAAAATATTTAATGTATAATTCATGATGTATTATATTATTACATCATCATTTAATATTATTTTTTAAACGCATAAAAAACTTTAAAAAAAATGTATATTTTGTAATTTTTATATATTTTAACCAGCGACTTCCTGGAATGCCTGGGCAAAAAATAGGGTTTATTTTTGTAAACTTTGTTTATTTATTGATTAAAAATATTTCCATATTTTCTTTTTTGCTTAAAACTAGTAAAAAGAATTTCTAATCTATGATCATGATTTTGAAAATCATAAGGATTTCCGAATCTATCTGAGAATTGTAAATGCAATTTTAATAAACGTGGTAATGGTGGAGAGAATATTTTAATATAATGAGGGTTATCAGCTAAATTTAATGTATCATAATTAAGTGGAATTACAGCATAACTTTTATTTAAACTAGGATCTGAACTTTTTAATAAATCAAATTGATCAATATCAAAAATAATATAATTATTATATTTAAAATTTCTTTTAAATTCAGAATTTAATATATAATTAGTTGCTAAAGTAGCAGTATAATTTTTAATATCATTAAATCCTAATAACATTGCTAAAGAATTTTTGATATTTTGAAAATTAAAACCAAAAGGGTTTACACTTGTAAATGTATAATTATCTAAATGGGTGTTATAAGTAATTGTAACATTTCCAGTTCCTAATGTAGAATCTAAAGAAGCTTGCATAGTAGTTAAAAAATCAGAATCTGAGTAATCTCCAATGGGTAAAACAACATCATAAAGAGTTCCATTATAAATAACATTTAAAGTATTAAAATATTTATTGATTAAATAATTAACAAATGGAATATCTATGTATACCAATTGTACCGATAAAATATCCTCAATCTCATCAATCTCTAGATAATAATCATTTTGTGAAGGATATAAATTAGATTTTCTAACACGACTATCAATAACAATTCGAGTATATTTAAAATTATTATCGAAAGAGTCTTGAGAAGGTTTAATTACACTATGTTTAGAGTAAAGTTCATCATCAATATCTGTAATAGATTGTGAATACATTCTATTAATAGTATTTTGATTCATTTAATTATTAATATTAATATTATTTTTAAATAGTTTTAAGTAATACTTAAATAATTAATTTAATTATATTTATATAAAGTGAAATAAATGAATAATAACACATTTTTTTCGAAAGAAAACCTAAAATTAACAGTAAATATTTTAAAAGATTATATGGCTGAAACTTATGCATTAAGTTTAGATGATGAAAATGAAGGTTTAACTAGAAAATTATTATTTGATTTAATAAAAAAAGTAGATGATGAGTGTCGAGATAAACCTCAAATTCCATTACAAGCAAAAAATTTAAGAGTTTTAAATGTTGCAAAAGAATTATTAATAAAGAGATTTAACTTGTCAGAAAGGCAAAAGAAACCAAATATTCAAAATTTATCAAGGGATAAATCAATATATGGAGATAGAGAAGTAAAAACAACTGCAATGATACCAGAGATAAATACATATAGTAAAAAAACTCAAAATGAACAAAAAGAGATGTTAATTGAGAGAATGATTTCAGAAAGAGATAGAGAAATTGGGATAGAAAAGAAGATGATTCCAGATGTAGATAAAATTATAGTTCCAATAATAGATAAATCAGAAGGACAAGATGATTTTATAAAAAAATTAAAAGACTTTGAGTCGCAAAGAAATATAATAATTGAAGATATTGAAACTAAAAGACCGCAACCTAAAAATCCAGACGAACAAATGTTTCAACAAAATATAATGATGGAGAGAATAGCTGCAGAGAGAGATATGAATGAATATAATAATATTCAAAATCAGGATCCTAAAGCTATTATGGCAACAATTTCAAATTCCGTAGCAAAAGTTCCAGTTTATGAAGATGCTTATTCAAAATTTAGTGAAGGTAAAGAGTTTACAGTAATTCCTAAAAATCCAATTTCAAAAAAAATAGAGAAATATTTATCTATAAATAGTTCTGACAGAAATTGGTTAATTCAACCGAATAGATATGAATATTCAGTAGATTTTTTAGCGAACAAAGATAAAACAAATTGTATGCAAAATAGATATAGAAATATTGAGAGTTTAGCAGTAAGTAAAGTGATAATTCCTGATGAAATAATACAATTTAATGATCCAATAAAATCATCATTTAATTATGAATTTACATTTGCATATCCTTATTTAATATTGTCTATAGATGAATTTCATGATGTTTATGATGGAACTAATGATGCTGTTAGAAAGGCTTTTTGTACTTTAGCTTTTGATAAAGCTTATAAAGGTCAAAATGGAAGAGGATATGTAGTTTTAAAACCAATACAAAAAGAAGTAAAATATTTTTATCCAGCTTTTTTATCTAGTTTAAATAAATTATCAATATCAATATTAAAACCTAATGGATCATTATTTAATTCAAGTGCAGATTCATATAATATTTTAAAAATTCTATATGATAATAGTAATCCTAACTTTTTAGAAATAACTACAGATTCTTATTTTGATAAGAATGAATTTTATATTGGTGATTTTATACTAATAAAAAATTATTTAATGACACAATTGTCTGTTTTTCAAAACACTGCAGATATTTTATCATTTAATAATTATATTAATAATCCTTTAGGTTTTGAAATAACCCTTCTCGGGACAGCAAATGTAAATGGTTATTATAATATTTTTAATATTAATGCTCCAGGGAATTTCAATAAATCTATAGGTCAATATCAAGTAAATACAAATTTAATTAATTGTTTAACTAATTATAATAATCAAATAAGTACCCCTGTTATAAATGGAAATATTATGAATTCTTCGCTTCAGAATTCAATTGCAATGAAAGTTAAGGTTGTTGTTGATGATGCAAATATTTTAGATACTCAAAGTAGTTTTAATTTTTAAATAATCCCTTAAGTTGGCTTCGCAAAACTTTATATTTTAGCCATGAAATGATAAACTCGGTAAGTTTAATTAAGGGTAAATTTTTAATATTTGTGAATTTTTATCTTGTATAGTTGAATCAGTCCATGGAGATGCATTATTAAATTTAGCATTATCACGAATAGCTTCTCTAGCCATATCTACATTATTAGCAACTCCTTTTACAGATTGTTCATTTTCTTTATTGCAAATAAAGACACCTTGAGCTGTATATAAACAGCTACTCATCATGTCTTTTGTAGGACATGATGGTGTTTTTGGAACAGACATTTCTTGTTTAGTTTGATAATTAGGGTTTTGTGTAAAAAATTCGAATCCTCCACAACTTGTACAACTCATTTTATAATATATCTATATTTTTTTATATTTAAAGATTTGTTTTAACTATATTTTTTTTACCATCAACAATTTTTAAAATACCAATTTTAACCAATTTACCACTTTCTAAATATAAATCATAATCGTAAACTTCATTTGTATCTGGCCTTATTAAAAAATTACCTTTTTTAGTAATTAGAACCTCTCCATTTTTCCATTCATTAGTTTCAATATTTTGAATATATTGATCATCAAATAATTCATCATTAATATCATCTTTATATGTTAATTCAGCTTGATTTATATTAACAGGAAATGTAAAGCATTTTAAATTATCATGATGATATTTTGCATTTAATGCACAATCTACAGATGCAAGTTTAATCAAATTTAATAATTTATTAATAATTGTTGCTTTTTTTATAGCTATATTATAAATATGATTATCAGTAGTTAACGATTTATCAAGATCTTTAATTGTAATTGAGTTTTCAATTTGTTGTGGTTTAAATTTCATATTATAAATAAAAACATTAACTTTTCTATCATCTTTGTCTAAATCAATATGAGAATTAGTTCTAATAGCTCTTCCAATAACTTGATCTATACGAACATAATTCCAAAACGGTTCAATAATATGAACCTGTCTAACATTTTTAAGTGATATACCTTCAGCACCACTTTGTGTAATCATTAATATTTTAATTATAGATCCTTTATGATTATTAATAATTTCCTCAGACGAAATTAATTTTAATTTTTCACGAATTTTAATGGGAATATTATTAATATCTGAATTAAATATTTTTAATAATATTTGTGTTTGTTCATTATTACCAGTAAATTCAACGTATTTTGGTTTCTTATAATCATTTTCATCAATATCAATATCCCATTCTCCATCATTATCTTTTTTAATTTTAAACTCACAATATCCATTTTTTTTTAAGGCTAAACCTAAAATACCTAAACCTTCAACTTTTCTAAATTGAGAATATATTAATGCTGTTCCTTTTAATTGATTTACAGTTTCAATAATTTTTTTAAATTTTGGTGAATAATTACCAATTTTTTCTAAAGATAAATAATTTTCAGAACTTGAATATAATGTATTTAATGCTTTTTGAATTTTAGCCTCATATATTTTTTGTTTCTCCTTAGCTTCTTTTTCTTTAGTAATATCTATATTTTTTTCTTCTAAATGAATTATTTTAGATAATTCATCTTCATATTCGTCATCATCAATTTCTGCTTTAATATTTTTAGTACTTGGAAAAGGTCTTTCAATATCTTGAGGAAATACAAAATTGCAATTTGCACGTGAATAAAAACGATATACTTGTCCTGAATCTTTAAATATATTATTGCCTCCTTTATTTTTATTAAATTGTGATGTCTTTTCTTGATTTCGTTCTTTTTCTCGTGATTTTTCATAAATTGGGAATTGATAATCACTGATAAATTCATTAATCTCATGAATTTCTGAAGTTGGGTAAAATTCTTGCGAATATACACTATAATAAGAAGCAGTACCTAATATTCTTCTTGAAAATAACTTTTCATTTTTAATTATAGCATTTTGCATATCAACAAAATATTTATTAAATTCATCTTCATCTTCAGGTAAAACTTTAAATTCTTTTATTGTATATTCTTTTGTCAACTCTTTTTTATTTTTAGTAAAAAAAATTCCATCTTCTTTAAGAATTTTAATTATTGAATTAATAACATTTTTAGAATCATGTTCAGTTGAATTAGAATCAACCCTTGTTATTTCTAAAGTTTTTCTATTTGAATATTTAAATCCATCAGGTAAAAGAATAATATTAATTTTTTTTGCATTTTCATCAATTAAATGATAATCAATATATAAATTCTGATTTAATTTATTTTTAATTTTTTCAACATTAAAATCAGATGTTTTACTAGTATTTAAAATATAATGTAGTTTTGGTCCAATTATTAGATTAATTAAATATGATATTTCATATGGATAATTAATAATAGGAGTACCTGATAACATTATTAATTTACAATTTTTTGCTTTCATTAATAATTTATATATAGCTTTTCCTATAGGACCACCATTAACAATTCTTGAAATTACATTATGAACTTCATCAATAACAACACATTTTCCATCAAATGGATTTATATCTGATTTAATTATTTCTTGAATTTTTTTTCTGTTAAGACCATTATAACTAATAAAACTAAATCTATTAGAAATTATATTTTCAACTTGTTCAACGATTTGATTTTGAAAAAATTGAGGTAATAACATAAAATTTGGAGATGATCCAGGTAAATTTTCAGGAATCCAAATACCTTTATTTTTCTGTACAATTTCAATATTTAATTTAAATTTTGAAATAATTTCAAAATTTAAATTAAATACTGATAATGGTACAAATTTCCAATTTTGTTTAACATTATAAAATCTACGGCCACATTTTTTAATTTCATTAATATAATTTCCCTTTAAAGATGCTGGAAGCATTACAACAACGTCCATATGATTCATTAATAATTCAGCAGCTGCAATTGAACTACAACTTTTACCTACACCTAATCCATGATATAATAATAATCCTCTATAAGGACTATTATATTGAATATAATCTTTAATAAATTCTTGATGAGTTTGTAAATTTATAGACTCTATATCAATTACTTTATTTTTTTTCTCTCTTTTACCATAAGAATTTGCATGTCTAAATGTTGCATCTAACCAAGTATTAAATTTAACACGATTAGGGAGTACCCATGTTTTTGGAGAAACATCAATTTCAAAAGAAGGACTAGTTTCATTAGTAAGAATTGTATTTAATTTTTCAGGTGTATTAATATTTTTACTAATAAATTCTGAAATATCATCAATATTATCTGTAGTTTTTTTTGTTTTATCCTTAGATTTATCCTTAGATTTATCTTTAGATTTATCCTTAGGTTTATCAGTAGATTTATCAGTAGGTTTATCAGTAGGTTTATTAGTAGGTTTATCAGTAGATTTATCCTTAGGTTTATCAGTAGATTTATCCTTAGGTTTATCAGTAGATGTAACTTTAATTGTAATTTTCTTTTTAGCAGGTTTATTTGTATTTGTATCCATATCTTATTATATTTGATTAACAAAAAAAATCATTTTCATTATAATTTAAATCTTTATATGGATTAAAATGAATTTTAATAAAGAGATTAAAAATACTCATGATGAAATAATACAATTACATCAAAAATTTAATATTTTGAGAGATGATGTTATTTGTAGATTAGATTTAATTAATGAGTCTTTAAAAGAGAAAGAGATAATACCTTTTGAAGCCAGTCAAAATATAAATGAAGAGGAAAAAAAAATGAATATTATAAGTGTTAATATTGAACAACCAAGATTAATAACAAATACTTTATGTACATTAATAATTTTAAATATTTTAATTACTGGTACATTTTTATTTAATTCATCACATCATCATGGATTATTTTGTTCAGATACTTCAGGTGTTCGATAAGTGTGTTCTATTTTTTGTAAACCTTTTTCTAAAAAGTTTTGGTCTTCACGCTTATCTTTAATAATTTTAGTGACTCCTGTATTACATGAACTTGTAAATACATTTAATTTATTGCTAATTTTTTTTGGTACCTTGTGAATATACCAAGAATGTTTGGCAATTCCATACCAAGGTATAATAACAAGAACAGCTGCTGTTGCACCAGTAATTTCACCAATTACATAATAAAAAATTGATGAGTTATTTCCACAATTAAAAATTGCTGGTGAACCAAATACTCTTGCAGGATTAAAGGCGCCTCCAGTCCAAAATCCTGCAGCTAAAACATTTGCATATAATGATAAACCTATAATAATTGGTCCAACATATCCATAATTATCTTTTAATTTACTATGCCATACTACAGCAAATATAGGTAATATGAAATTGAAAGTACAAAAAGCTTCCCATCCAAATATTCTTACTTTAGAAAGTTGATTATTTGGAATAAAACAACCATCATATAAATAATCAATTGGTGTTTGTAATTTTCTAATATACATAGATGGAATTAATGCTGCAATCCATAAAGCTCCTATAATACATCCTGATATTTGAGCAATCCAATATATAAACATTTCAAATGGATTAATATGACCTAATAACATAAAAGTCCAAGAGACTGCTGGATTAAGATGACCTCCGCTAATTTTAGCAGTAAAATATATAAGAACCATTAAAACTATAGCATTTGCCATAGCTGTAGGAGCTACAGATCCAATAAAATGAAATATCATACACCCAATAAATTCAGTAAAAAATTTTGCAGGAAGTCCGTTAAATGGGTTTATATAATATTCTTTTATTTCCATATTTTTATATAAAAACATAAAAATATAGAAATATAAAACTTTATTATATTTTATATAAAAAAATGAGTAATATTAATGATTGGGAAATACTTAGTTCTGATTGTTATTTATCTTCAGAAGATGACGGAAAAATTTTAAGTAATGAGCCTAATATACCCCTTACCATGTTGACTTCGTCAAGCGAACTTGACGAAGTCAACATGGTAAATTTGAGCGAACGCCACGTAGTAGCCATGGGGAATATACAATGTTCTAATCTTAAAAGTTGTGAATTAATATTTGGTCAAATAGATGAAATAGATGAATCAACAAAAATACAAGAAGAAGAGCAAGATAATTTAAATTATCAAGATAAAAAAATAGAAAATAGTATATTAGAATTTGATATGATTCTTCTAAAAGATTATCATGAGCAAAATGAAATAGAATCAGACAAAAAAAAAGATATGATAATTTCTTTATTAGGATCAACTAAAGACATTGTAAAAAAAATACCAAATTTAGTATTGTTAAATATAGCTTTAAATCTTATAAAAACTGCTGCTATTACAGGTAATTTTGATTGGAAAATACCATTAACATGTTCAATCGCAAATTCTGCGATATTAATTATTAGAAATAGAATGATTATTATAAATTTATCAAAATTTACTTTATTTACAGGTTTACCGTTTATTATTGATAAAACATCAAATTTCAAAAGATATTTATTTAGATAAAAATAATATTACTTAAAAATTTAATATTTTATTTAAAATTTATAAAATAAAGTAATGAATTCTGAAATTGAGAATATTGCCGCTGAAAAAACACAATATCTTATATTTTATACATAATCAAATGTTATTTGATAATAAAAATGCATATAAGTATATTAAATCAGTAAAAAATAGGTATAACATGGTTTACGATTATAAAGGCTCTTTATCGTATGAATTAAATAGTTTTATACGTGGTGAAAAAATTATAATATAAATAAAAAAACATTATTATTTGCATCTTTACTTTTTTCAAAAATAATTAAATTATCAAAGTGGATATCTCATGATATATTAATATATATAGAAATATATAGAATTGTATTTGATAAATATGCTAAAACATTATGTAAAAGTAAAATTGGAACAGTTTTTCAAAATAATGGATTTTCATCTTGGACATTTGATTTAAATCGAACATTAGAATTTATTAATAATGATGATTCAAATATTACAATTTTACGTACTAAATTAAAAAAAAATATGTCATATTTATACATTGATGGATTACGTAAAAAAATGAGAAAGCATGGATATATCAAAGTGAAATATTATTAGATAAAATGGATACATTTAAAATTATAAAAAAAGATAAATTTGAATATTATAATAATTTAATGCATGTATCTAATGATGATATAGATGTTCCTTTTCATTTCAAAAATAAAATATGTTTACTTGATGTCATATTTATTTAAATAAAATAATACTATTTAAAAATACTAATTACTTAAAAATTTAATGTATATAAATAATTAATTAAAATGAATAATATTAATCTTATTATTGATAATCGTGAAACGAAATTGAAAGAATTATTATGTAATAATTTAGACATGATTAATGTATCATATGAAAATTTACAATTAGGGGATTTTGTTTTTAAAATTGATGATTCTCCTATATTATTTATTGAACGAAAAACAATTAATGATTTAGCTTCATCAATAAAAGATAATCGATTTTTAAATCAAAAAAATGCATTGTTAACAAATGTTGATAGAAAGATGATTTATTATATAATAGAAGGTGAAATAAATTTCAAAGAGAGTCCTCTTATGAATTCAGGAATAAGTATGAATTCTCTTCAAAGTTGTATACTTAATACAATGATTCGAGATGATATAAAAGTTATAATAACTAAAAATATAGATGAAACAGTATTTTTATTACAAGCAATTGCAAATCGTCTTGTAAAAAATCCAGATAAATATAAATGTACTTCATCTACATTATTTTCTGAGCCAGTTATTACTAAATATAAAGCAACTATGATAGGAAAAGATAAATTTTTTGAAAATGTATTGTTGCAAGTTCCTGGAATTTCTGTTAAAATTGCAAAAACTTTAATTAATAAATTTGAAAGCTTATCAAGTTTATATGAGACAATGAAAGAAAAAACTGAAGAAGAAAAATTAAATATATTATCATCTATTACTACTTGTGATAAAAATGGTAAAAATCGTAAAATTAGTTCAGCTGTTGTTAAAAATATAATCGAGTATTTTTAAAAATTAAAAAAAAATTGAAACATATTTAAGATATTAAATACTTTTATATATAAAAGATTAAAATGTATAATAACGAAATGTCAACAAATATAACAAATATTGATACTTTACCATATAATTCAAAGAATAATTTAATTGATGAAATTGATGTTCAAACAATTTTAAAAAAATATGATATAAATAGATCTATAAATGATATTAATACTTATCGGAAAGCATTTGTTCATAAATCTTATTGCACTAGAAAAAATGAAAATTTTTTAAATGGAAATACAAAATGTCCTCAAGATTGTTTACCTTTGCAAGAAGAATCAAATGAACGATTCGAATTTTTTGGCGACTCAATTTTAAATATAACAGCCGCTCATTATCTTTTTGAAAGATATCCTGATGAAAATGAAGGATTTCTTACTCGAATGAGAACTAAACTTGTAAATGGAAAAATGTTAGCATTTTTATCAGAAAAAGTTGGTTTTTATAAATATATTCTTATCTCAAGACAAATCGAAGAAAGTGAAGGAAGAATGAACACAAATATTTTAGAAGATGCTTTCGAAGCATTTATTGCAGCAATTTATATTGACTTTGGAGAACATGGATTTGAAATTGCGAAAGAATGGATTATTAATGTTTTTGAATATTATCTAGATTTTTCAGATTTAATAAAACAAAATAATAATTATAAAGATATTTTTCTAAAACATTATCAACAAAATTTTAGTTGTATGCCTAAGTTTTATGAAATGAACATTGATACTAATAGTATTAATAATTCAAAAATATATACTGTTTGTATTAAAGATAAAGATAATAATATTATTAGCATTGGTAAAGGTCAAAATAAAAAAGAGGCTGAAAATGATGCTGCTAAAATAGCATTAGAACAATATTAATTAAACTTTTTCTAAAAAGTTTACCAGCGACTGCCTGGACAAAAAGGGGTTTTTCTGGGGTGTTTATTTTTTATAAACTTACCGAGTCGCTTCACGAGGCGCAAGCGCCTTATTTTTTTAAATTAATTAAATAAAGTGTGAGCGAAGCGAACTTGACGAAGTCAACCCGGTAAGTTTGGCGGAATGCCTTGGCAAAAATAGTTAGTCTTTACAACTTTCATTCAATATTATTTATTTTTTTATAAAAGTATTTTTGAAAATAGTTTGAAAACGACCCTATGAAAGATCTAAAGACTATAATAATTAAATCTTTCATTCATTTGAAATTTTTATACCTCATGTTAGTCTTTAGATCTTTCATTCACTTATATTTAATATTATAAAATCAATATTATTTATTTTTTTATAATTTTTTTATAAAAGTATTTTTGAAAATAGTTTGAAAACGACCCTATGAAAGATCTAAAGACTATAATAATTAAATCTTTCATTCATTTGAAATTTTTATACCTCATGTTAGTCTTTAGATCTTTCATTCACTTATATTTATATTTTAAATAGTAACTATTTGTGAATCTTCATCATGTTGTTCTAATAATATTAACCTTTGATTATCTAAAATCATTGCATATAAACGTTTAGATAATTTTCCAAGTAAACGTGCATTATCTCGAGGTAATATCGATAATAACCATGTATGAACACGTGATTCTGATGAATCTTCATCAGTTATTTTTTCTCGATCTGCATGTGTTAAGAATTTTTGATTTATTATTTTAGCACCGTGTAAAATCATTTCTTCTAAAGTCCAATTACCATCACATATTTCCCATCTTTTGTCTTTATAAACATATAATGTTTTGTCACGTTTTACATGTATCTTTACATTCATATTTTCAGGATGATTTGGATTGAAACGTATTGTTTTAATAAAGTCAATAAGACCATTATCTAATTTCATAGCACATTTCATTATAAATTCATCTGTAATATGTTCAATATTCTCATGAAGAAATTCTTGGATATTTAATTTTGGATTATCTGTATTAATTTGTATAATAACTTGATTTTGAATATTATTATTTATTATATTATTATTAGTAACATTATTAGTAATAATATTATTTACAGGGTTATTTATTTTAAATGATTCACAAATTTTTTTATGATTTCTTAGTGAATCTTTTGAACTATATTTTTTACTACAACCATTACATTCATATTTATTATTAATTTTTCTATTAGAAAATTCATTTTGAATATCATCAATAGATATATCAGATATTAATGGATTACAAATTATTTTATTTGATATATGTCTTTTATAATTTGTATTTACTGTTGTATTATAACCACATCTAGGGCATTTATATATCATGATTAATATATAAATAATATAAATAATATCTCTTTAAATAAATATATTTAAAATACTAGTTTATTGAATGAAAGATCTTATTACTGATTAATAAGGTAAAATAAAGTGAAAATATTTAATAATCAAGTAAAATAATATATATTAACGTATATATTTCGAATGAAAAATCATATATTTAAATAAATAAATTAGAATATTTATTCATAATATATAAATGAATGAAAGATCTAAAGACTGTCATGAGGTATAAAAAATACAAATGAATGAAAGATTTAATTATTATAGTCTTTAGATCTTTCATAGGGTCGTTTTCAAACTATTTTTCAAAATACTTTTAAAACAAATTTATTAAAAAAAAAT